ACCTACACCTTCTTGCAGATTCTGTGAAGATGCTAGTAATGTTAATGGCAGAGGTCCAATAGTGCAAACAAGTGTTGCACCTGATGGAAGGCCATTATATGCTCATGAAGATTGTGACAACCCATTCTCATTTGCTGATAGATTCAAGTTTGAATTTGGTGGACCAAATGTTGTAGATGCAGATTTTATTAGTTTAGGAAGTTACAACTGGGGTATGGGAAGCCAACCTGGTGCAAAAAGAGTTAATAGAGAACTTGGTATTAAAACTCCAAGTAAACCTTCAAACCTTGTAAATCAAGGAGCTCCTGGCAATACTAAACAAATTGGTTCAATGGGGCTACCGGAACATAAGGCTGCAGAAGGAATGCTTGATGAAGATCCAGCAACAGAAACAGAGGTTAGTAATCTAAATGAAAATGGTACTGCTAAACCTCCTAGATGATAAATGTAAAACCCCTTAGAAATCAAATAAGCAAATAGATCTCTATTTTAAAGAAAGAGAAAGAAAATGGAACCAAAGTTAAATATTAAAATTGCAGACCTTTTTGAAGGTCCTAGTCCAGTTGATGTAGACTTTATTGCACCAGGAGAACAACTACCAGGTGACTTTATTGATGCAGACAGCAACGATGCTCAACGCAATATGCAAGTAGAGCAAGACTGGCGACGTGATTGGGCTTCAGAAATTGACCGTGATAATGCTTCAGGTCAAGCTCACGGAAGAGACGACACTAACCCAGCACAACAGACTGCACCATATGGTCAGCCTACTATGGCTTCAAAGCAAGCAAAGGGTTTCAACACTCGCCAAGCTCACAAGAATGCTACATTCGGTGTACTTGCTAAGTTGAGCTCAGACACCCTTGTTGGTAGTCGTGTTTATGCTGAGACTTCAAAGTCAAAGATTGCAGGAACAGTTGTTGCACTAGGTGACGCTGAATTTGCTGTTATCTGGGATGACCGTACTGCAAGTGTAGAACGCAAGAACGATTACGAGTTGGTCGTTAAGAAGTAAAAATGTTCAGAACACGTAAAGCTAAGATTGTGAGTCAAACTCCAATCCTTGAAGCTTCACTAGATTCTAAGAAACAAAATCTGGTGGGGATAAACAGTATAGTGGTGGAGGGTTCTTTAAGTTGGATGACTTATGGAACAATTACTGACTATTCTGGCAGGGAATATGATTTTGAATGGGACAACTCCACAGGTAAGTTGGCAAGACTTACTGGTTCCCAAGTTACACCAACTCTGTGGAGTAATGCGGTTGAATTGTTAAAAGAAAAACTTGTTCACAAGGAAACTGAAGAACAACTAGAGATAGAAGACATTGAAATTAGTGTCGAAGAAGCAATACAAAAAGCATTAGAACCTGTATTGCAAAAACTAGAATCTCTAGAAACCAAGATTGAAAATATCAAGGTACAGGTTCCTGCCCCAGTCCCTACTCCTGCACCAAAAGTTGAAAGACCTAGGATTGTAGAGGAAGAGAAACAACCCCAAGATGAAGAACTCACTTTAGATGACTTCTCAGGTAATGCTTTAAAGTTTTTGCAGGAAACAGGTGGAAATGACATTGATGTAGACTACTTAAGTCTCTAGGAGCAAATATGCAGGCAGCAGAAGGTAAAGGCCCATTACAAAGTAAAAAAGTTTGGCCTACAGGTCAATTTAATACTATTTATGGTAATGGAGACAATACTTACAATACAGTTACTAGTATTGGACCAAATAATGCAGTAACAGGAACAGCAACTACAGTTAACTCTAGTAGTGTTGTTAGTGGTGCTACACCACCTTGGCCACAACAAAATGTAAATGGTAAGTGGCAAGGCGGAACAGTTGGTTCAGCAGTACCAGGACTCAACTTGAATGTCAATGGTAATGGTGTTACTGATGTAAGTTATGTTTGTGCCCCAGAACCAAATGTAAGTCTTCAAGATATGGAAACTCTTTATGTAGATCTTTGGATTACAGCTGGATTTAGTGGAACTTGCTTCTTCCAACTACAGGGTAGTAATGATAGATTCTATCAAAATACCAACTATAACTCGACCAACTGGAATACACTTGCAACTGGAACCATTACAACTACAAGTGGTAATCAAACCTTTACTCTAAACAATACTTTAAGTACAGTTGAAAATCCAAAACTAGCTTATCGCATTACTGCTAGTGGTGGTACAGGTATTGTCAACTGGGCCATTCCAGGTATGTATGTTGATTATAGTGCAATGGGTATTGGTAACAATGCTATTGATGCTAACGGTAACATTGGTCAAATGAGTATTCAAAATGTTAGAAACCTTTCTATTGTTAGTGGTACAGTAGTTAGTGGTTATCAATCAGTTACTGTTACTAGTGGTAGTACACCATATTCAAATCTTAACGCAAACCGTACATTCCTCGGTAATTAATATTATATAATTGGAGAAGTAATAATGGAACGTCAACAAAACATTCGTCAAGCAGCTGTTCGTAGAGTAGGTGCAAATCACACTCTAAGCGGTTTGCCAATTGACCAAAACAAGTCAGGCGGAGACATTGTTATGCTTGGTGGAGGGCCCGCATTCTGCAGTAATTGTGGATTTGAAAAGGCTCCTGGAATTCCCTGCTGTGGAATAGAATAGGACTAGCCCAATGGCTAATAAGGACTGGAGTGCCCAGACTGAACTCAATAATATGAGGAAAGCTGGTATAACTCTTCCTAGAAACCCAATAACACGTAGGGTTGCTGCTAGAGATATGTTGAATAATGCTAAGAATGGTTCATTATTCAATGATGTTGCATCAATGCCTACAGAAGGTCGTGAACGACTTAATAACCTTCGTATGGGTGGTATGGGTGGGATTGACCTTAGTGGTATGGCTAATACGCCTAACCGTAGAATGGGTGCTGCTACAGGTTCAGATGCACAATGGGCATGGCCTAAGTTACACGACCCATTTGAGTATTGGCGTGAACGTACCTGGTGGTTCAACATGGAGGACCCGGACGAACAAACACGTAAAATTCGTGACTGGGCTCGTCTTATGTACACCACCCACTATCTAGTTCCTTCACTTATTGATATTTATACTCGTTATCCACTTTTGGATATTGAACTAGTTCACCCAGACAAAAGAATCTCTGAGTTTTACAATGAACTATTCTTTGATGGACTAGATTACAATGAATTTCTATTTGACCTTGGTCGTGAACACTGGACTGTAGGTGAAGCATTTGCAATGGGTTCATGGCATGATGGTATTGGTGCTTGGGAAGATGATGAAATTATTAACCCTAATGATGTTATCGTTGCAAAGAACAGAGCACTAAGAACTTATCAATATCACATTAAAGTTCCTGAAGAAATCAAGAAGTTGATTGAACGCAGAGATCCACCTCAAGAGTATGCAATGCTTATGCAATTGTATCCAGACGTTGTTGCATGGGCTCGTGAGGATAAAGAAATTCCTGTTTCAGATGTAATCATGAAGCAGTTGAAATTTAAGACCAACCCTTGGAGCGAACATGGTACTCCTATTCTTCTACGTGCTTTTCGTATGCTTATGCTGGAAGAAAGTCTCAATGCCGCTCAAGATGCTATTGCTGACAGACTCTATTCTCCTCTTATTCTTGCTACTTTGGGCCTCCCGGACGTAGATCAAGACGGTCCATGGATCCCAGATGCAACTGAATTGCAAGCATTGAGAGATGACCTTTCAATGGCCATCAACTCAGACTTCCGTTTGATGACATATCACCATGGATTAAAGATTGAAAATGCTTTTGGTCGTGAATCTATGCCAAGACTTGACCAAGACTTCATGCGTGTTGAGTCAAAGGTTATGCAAGTATTCGGTATTGGTGCTGACCTATTGCAAGGTGGTAACGGTGGTACTTATGCATCTGGCGCACTTAACCGTGAGTTGATTACTCAAATGCTTTCTACATATCAACACAAGATTGAAAAGTTTATCCGTTCACGTATGGAACCTGTGGCAGAACGTCAAGGTCACTATGAGTTTCGTAATGTTGGAGGTCAAAGAGTTCCTGTTATGGAAACTGTACTAATGGTGGATGAAGAAACAGGTGCAGAGTTTGTGGAGGAACGTCCAAAACTTGCTATTCCTGAAGTAAGGTTCCGCTCAATGAACCTACGTGATGAAACAGTAGAACGTGGATTCCTACAACAACTTCAAGCATCTGGTTTCCCAATTTCACTTGCTACTCTTGCAGTTAATATTCCAATTGACTTTGAAGATGAAGTTGAAGCACGTAAGAATGAGAAGTTGGCAACTGTGGTTGCAGAACAACAATTTAAGAAAGATTTGTTTGAACGACTTACTATTCTTGGTTTGCCTATCCCACCAGAATACTTCCAGGAATACCAGTCCTATATGATGCTTCTTGAGGACCCATCACTTGGTGCTCAACTCGCTCCTGGTGCAATGGCTGGTCTTGCAAGTATGCCTGCCGCACCAAATATGACTCAACCTGGCAATCCATATGACATTACTCAGACACCTGAAGTTTATCCTTCAATGGCAACTAAAGGTTCTGACAAAACTGACCGTGGGACAGAACGTCAACGTCCAGAGATTTCTTACGAACAAAAGAAGAACGCACCTAAGTCAACTCGAAAAGGACCAAAGAACGGCCCTAAGAAAAAGACAGCCAGTGTAAGTGGTTGGGATGATGACTTTGATGATGAACCTTTTGAAACTGTTACCTATGGTGACCGTATGAAGTTTGCAGTTCCTTTTGAGCAAAAGAAGCGTAAGCGTATGAAACTTGCTAAGGGTATGCAAATCATTGTTGACGATAGTTATCAAAAATTTAACGAAGATGAATTTAAAGAACACTTGGCTTCAGTCATAGAAGGAACAGATGCTATGGTTCCAACTTCAGATACTGATGCCCATGCAAGCAGTGATGGTGGAATGGACTACCCTAAGATTGATGGGGCAGGACTAGATAAGTTTTCAAATGAGGAGAACCCTGAATGAGCCGTTTCCTAGACAAACAACCAACCATACTTCCTAAGACTGCAAAACCTACTTTGGCATTTCTTAGTATAGTTAGTAATCTTGAAAAGATTTCAATCATTGAAGAAGGTGAGGGTACCCTTGCCCGCAACTTTGATGACCTAGATCTTAGTAATAGTATTTATACTAAAGAGTAAAGATGTTTTTTGCTTCCAATTTTTTTAACTCTTCAAATGTTTGGTTTGGCTATATTGCTAATGCATTTTTCACCGTTGGTGCTTTAGCAGCACTAGCTAAAGTAGTTCAAAAATACTTCACTCATCACAATTCAAAAGAATTAAGTCGAATTGAAAAAGAACTTGCTGCTACTAAAGCAGACATGGATGACAAGTTTGAACAACTACTTTCTCAACACCGAAACAATGGTGGTTCTAGCTCTAAAGACCAGTGGGACCGTGTAGAACACAAGGTAGACAGTATTGGTCGTGATTTAAACCGTCATCTAGGTTATCATGAAGGTTTACTTGATGCGGACGATTAAAAAAGTAAGTCACTGGGATTATCACCCACATGTTAGGTCTGGAAATGATAGAACATTAGGGGAAAAAGCTGCAGACGCTATGCGTCATGGCATGGGTTCGTGGCCTTTTGTCTTTGCATTTGTAGTTTTAATGATTACATGGATGCTTTACAACGGATACTCACATCACCCTTTCGATGTTTACCCGTTTATCCTTCTTAACCTTATGCTCTCAACCCTCGCTGGTTTACAGGGAGCAATCCTTCTCATCGCCGCCAAAAGAGCAGACCGAATTGCTGCTGAACTTGCAGCCTATCACTTAAGTGTAAGTGAAGAACACAAAATAATGTTAAGTGAATTAAAAGAGTTGCTTTCTAGAAGAAATGAACATCAATAAAATCCCTAGTTTGGGACAATGTAAAGGGGTTGTTTAATTATGCAAGGTAATGCATATCATGATTAAATTCGGCGCTCCTACAGTCACGTTGATGGGTGGTACATCCACATCTGCTTTGGGTAAGCGTGAAAGTATTGACCTTCACCCAGTAACTTTTGATGACTTTAAGTTTTCAGAAAAAAAGGGTTTTGTCTATACTGTAGCTCGTGCTATTAGTTCTCGTGTAAATGCTAACTATGATGGTTGGCCAGTAGATGAGATTAAGCAAGGTTACAAGACCTTTATTGGTCGCCCAGTTTTTGTTGAACACAATAATCAAGATCCAAAGAGAGCTCGTGGAGTAATCAAGGATGCTATTTATCGTGAAACAAAATTGGCGAGTGGAATTGTTGATGCTAGTGTCTATTGCCTTATGGAAGTAGATGCTCAAAGTTTTCCAAAGTTGGCAAAGGCCATTATGGAAGATAGATTAAATGCTGTAAGTATGGGTGCAGATGTGGCCGGTACAACTTGTAGTGCCTGTGGAAGGTATGCAAGTAAGCCTGCAGAATACTGTACTCACATTCCTGCATTAAAAGGTCGCAAGGTAGTTGTTTACAAGCAAGGCAAGCGTGTGGAAAGCCTTGTTTGGGAAAACTGCCACAAGCCAAACTTTTTCGAGTTGAGTTATGTATTTGACCCAGCCGATGAATCTGCTTGGCTGCTACAAAAGAAGTACGTACAATAATGCCAATTATGAAAGTTTCTGAAAACCTCATTAAAGAGGCTTTGGAAGTTATAAGAATTAACATTACTGTGCTAGGTGACTGCCCTCAATGCCAGGGGACTAATTACCGAGGTGGTATCTGTGAAGACTGTGCTTTTGTAAGTCCAGAAGTCATGGAAGCAATCAAAGAGTGGCAAGAGTCGCAAGGGATTCAACAAAAGGCAGCTTTTAAAAGCCTAGCCTTTACTGATTACTTTACGGCTCCACCAGCAGGAAAAGAAAAGAAGTGCCCGAAGTGTGGTCGTAGGGGATTCAATATACAGTGCGAAAATCCGCAGTGTGGACATGAAACACCTCCTGATGAACTTAATCACAGAAGTCCTTCTTTTACAGGTGTACATCCAGATCTTATTAAAAATAAAAAGAACAGATTTATTCCTTCCGCTGAACACTCAGTAAAAGAAAAAATAAAGAAACAAAAAAGTAAACTTAAGAAGAAGACCAAGAAAGCTAGTATTGGAAACATGCTAGATGATGACCAGGTTGCTTCTTCAGATAAGGTTACTAGAGGTAAGGATGCACTCCAGGCAGTAGCCCAGGATGAATTCTTTCAAAATCAAAAAGGCCAAAAGCCTGAAGAAACCAACGAGGAGAAACAATGAGTCGATTTGACGATGAACTTGTTAAAGAAGCAGAAAATGCTTGGCAGGAGAGAGGTCTTCCAGGCTCAACTACTCCACGCCAAATGCCATATGACCAGACTACTAACTTGTACCTTGATGGTCCATTTGGTCTAAGTAGTCAAGCACCTGCACCTGCAGAAGAAATGGCCGATTGGGTAGCTAATACCCCAGCAGAGCGTGTACTTAACGTTCAAGACCTTGATGCAGCCGAAAATGGTGAAATTGTTGGTGGTCCTGGTTCAAGTGCTGTTTACCCAGAAGGTCGTGAAATGTATGCTTCAACTGAAGATACTCTAGACGACACACTCTACAATGTTTACAAGGCAAGCCGTGAAATTCGTGACGCTATTGACAGTCAATCTGACTTCGACTTCACAAACCTTTTCACAGCCTCAACTTCAGCAATTGATTTTGCTCGTGTTGCCTCTAATGACCAAGATGTAGTTTACTCAGTAGGTACAGTTGCTGGTCTAGTAAATGAAATCGAAGACAACCTTATCGTAACTGCTGATTACAAGCAGGCTTACGAAGAACTTCAGGCCCTTGAGGGTTACCTTGAAGAAATCAATAAGTTTGCTTCTAAGGACGAAGACTCAGACGACAAGGATGAGGATGACAAAGATGAAGACGATTTTGTAGAAAAAATGAAGGAAAAGAAGGACAAGAAAAAGAAGAAGAAGTCCGAGAAGAAGGCTGCTAAGCTTGCTGAGCGCACTGAATGGTGCTCTGGTCCTGGTTGCAAGACTGAGAACTGTGACGGTAAGAAGAAGCCAAAGGAAGCCACTAACGGTAACCAAGAGACACTCCAAATCACAGATGTTCGTAACCTTGATGATTCAGGAAGTCACTTCACCTACCAAGATGCAGTTACTCCTGACCACACTACCAACGTTGAAGTTCCAGAAGAAGTAAACGGCGAAGATGCTGGTTACGTAAACTACTACAATGATGGTTCAGAAACCGGTAAGACTCCACAAGCGGACGATGACCGTAACCCATTCCCTTACGATGGAACTAACCCAGCACTTGCCCCATATGCAGGCACTGTTGCTTCGGTTCAAGCAAGTCGTGAAAAGATTTTCGATGCACTACAGGTTGTAGAGCGTCTTGAGCGTCTTGGTATGGTCACAGAAGATGACCGTATGAAGCACGTTGCAAAGTTTGAGCAAATGTCAGATGCAAAGCTTGCTGGTTTTAAAGCTAGCCTCGACATGCTCGAAGAGTCTGGGGCCCGTCAGCCCCGGAGCCAAAAAGTGGCTAGTGGTGCAAACCGCCTGCCCGAGATGGGTCGTATGACGACTGCCTCAACTGTCACTCGCCAGTCCGTACAGGCTGACGATTGGCTAATGACACTAAAATAATCCCATAAGGAGAAAGAAATATGCTACAGCTAAACTCTGTTGCCAACGTAGGAGTGCACCGTACGTGCAGTCCGTTGTATGAGAAGTACGAAGCTACTCCATACAACACTTTCCTGGATCCTTCGGAGACGGGTAACATTTACTCGGGTATGGTCGTCTACAGAACCGGCCCCGACACTGTTGCTCTATTCGATGGAAACACGGCTACAGGTGCATCAACTAGTCCAAAGCCATTTGGTCTAAGTTGCTTGGACCGCAACCCAAACATTGATGATGTGACTCAAGTTGGAGTTAACGCCTGGGCCGTATGGCTCGGTGGTGAGAATGCTTTCTTCACCATTACGGCTCCTGCTTTTGACACTACTCAATCATACTCAGTATCAACAACTGGTGCCCGTACATTCTTGTACGCAGGTACAGGTTCTGCTAAGGGAATGCTGACTTCAGCTGCTCCTAACGCTAACGCCACTCCAGTTGCTGAACTTATTGACGTTCTTGGGCCAACCCAAATTGTTATCCGCCTAGTGCCTGTTGGCGTTAACTAAGAAAGGAACTTTTAAAATGAGTTCATACAGCACCGAACACTTGGCTCCACGCACTGCCAAGCGCTCTGACGACTATGTTGCCGAGATTCTCGAGGCAAAGGACCGTCTAAAGACCGCTACAGGACGTACTGCAGCTACAAACCAGGAAAAGCAACGCCGTTTGGCTTCAATTCTTGCTGACAAGGACAACTACATGGTTCGTCTTGGTCAGGGAATGATTGGTCCAATCCAGCTTAAGCTTCGTTACCAGGGTATGACCCGTAACGTACTTCTTGAAGATCCACTAACACCTGGTGTACCAGTTATGTACGATGTCCTTGACGAATATGGTCAGGCTTACGTTCTTTCTGGAAACGAAGGAGAAGTTCGTGTAACTTCATTCGAAGGTAAGAAAGTTCCAGTACGTTTGTTCCGTATTGCAACCTTCCCTCAGATTAAGAAGGAAGACCTTTGGTACCTTCGTGTTAACATCGTAGAATATGCTCAGGACATGAGTAAGCAAGCAATCATGATGCAGGAAGACGCACGTCTTATCACTGTTCTTGAAGCTGCTATCAACAACTACGCTGTTGACCCTAACCACACAGTTTCACCTAACCACATCGTTAATGAACTTTCAGGATACATTACTCCTGACTCAATGTACGACCTCGTAGCATTGATTGAAGTTCACCAACTTGAGGCTTCACGTCTATTGTTCAACCCAATTGACTACCGTGACCTTTACAAGTGGGACATTAACCAAACTGGTTGGGCCTTCAAGGACCGTGTAGTTGCCGGTGAGCGTATCGTTCAATTCGGTGGCTTCCAAGTTCAACGTTCAATTGAAGTTCCACAAGGAACAGTTTACATGACTCCATCACCAGAGTTCCTCGGTGTATTCCCAGTTATGTACTCACTCGATGTTGAAGAGAACCACACACCTGAGAAGTTCCACAAGGGATGGGTCATGGACGAGCTCGTATCAGAGATTGTTCTCAACCCACGCGGACTTGGTAAGATCGTTAAGGCTTAATTGTCTTAGCAACAAATCGGGTAGGGGTCAGATGCCCTCCACCGCCTTCTGGCTCCTACCCACCCCTCGCAGATTCTGATTTCCTAGATCTGTTAGCAGTTTACAAAATATGTAAATTGCCTTGAAACAAGGAGAAGTAAAATGGCTAAAACTGTATCACGTTCCGGAGATAACGGAAATAGTACCCCTGTAAATGTCCCATTTGACGATGGCATTTATGTAGAGCACAAGGCAGATCCAGTGGATCTATCTGCTGCTCGTGTTACACCTTCATTCTCTACCAAGGGATTGGAGAGCATTAACACTGGTTCTTGGATTGAAAATTTGATGCCTTCGGCTACTAATTTTTCAAGTCCTAAGGGCTCGTTTAAACTATTGGCACATGGTATTCACGGAAGTGTTCAAACCATTACTGAAGAGTTGAGACGTGACCCTTTTGTTCTAAGAGCTGTACAAAGAGGTCGTATCCGTTTCTTGAATGATGAAGAAGCAATAACTAGAATCAATGAATTGGCCGAAGAGTCCAATGAACAAGATGACCACCTCAGTCACCTGATGGAAAGTCTTGGCGATAATGCTTCAGAAAATAATGGTATGTACAAGATTGACCTACCAGATGAGGCAGAGCCAAAGGGACCATCTATGACACCTCAACAAATTTGGGGCGAGTCTAACAGACCCACAAATCTAAAATAAAAAACGGGAGTTCAGTTCCCGTCTATAAGGAGCTTAAATGAGCGAAGAAAAGTCGACCCCACAGTTGGGACTGGATTCTTCCGTTTCAACAGAACCACTAACTATTATTGTTCCTTCAGGAGCACTTAATACACAGACACAAACAAGTCTAGGCTGGTACTACCCATTCCTACCCCAAACCTTCCCAGGTGCTGTAAGTAACGGATACGCTACACCTACAGTTTCTGGTAATGGATACATGGGTACAAATAACAATGGCTTTGTTTTCCAAAGCGGACAATACAACTCACGTAGAGAAGGAAGCGGACTATAATGGCTACAACACCAAACGTAACATCTGAGCAGCTAACGAAGCAGACGATTCGTCAAAATTCTGCTGCTACATCTTACATGCCAAACCCATTGCAGATTATTAATGCTGCAACTACACCTAGTGGACTTTACAAGCTTGTAGTAACTGACCTTACTACTGCATTTACCATTTCAGGTAGTGTTGGTGGAACAACTTTCAATACTGCAGGACTTACAGGTAACTCAACTGTTGGTGCACTTGTTAGTGGTCTTCAAGCTGTTATTCCTAGTACAATTGCCTTTTCAGTAATTGCTGCTGG